CTTGGTTTGCTCTTATTGGTTTGCTACTGTATCCATTTGGTATCTTTCTTGCTGATGCCTTCGCTATGGGTACAGCCGCTCAGCTTATCGCAGACATCGCTCCAACATACTTTGCCTCCATTGCCGTACTTGTATCAGCGTTCTTTGGTGCTTCCGCTTTGAAGAGTAAGAAAGATGCTTAACTTATTGCTCGGCCCTGCGATGGATCTTGCCAAGGACTTTATCAAGGGCAAGGCTGACGAGAAGAAAGCCATCCAAGAAAGGAAGATCAATGCGATTCAGAACGATGCTGACTGGGAAGCTAAGATGGCTGACGCTACAGCAAATTCGTGGAAGGATGAGTTCTGGTCTATCATACTTGCGCTTCCTATTGCGGCAGTGGCCTATTCAGTGGCTGTTGATGATGTATCTATTATTGATCGTGTTAAGAGCGGATTCGCCGTTTTAAACGATTTACCAGAGTGGTATCAGTACCTACTCTTTATAGCAGTCTCTGCTAGTTTCGGGTTGAAATCAGCAGACAAATTAATGAACCTCAAAAAAGGAAAGTAAATATGCCAAAATTTAGAAACCCAGCAGAGGTCTACGATGAAGCTCGTTTGCTTGAAGGCGATACAGATCCCTTCAATCCAAAACAGCCGAAGGTAAAAAAGCCTCATCCAAGCTGTACTACTCCAGAGACTTGTGTTGCTCAAGGCCGTTGTCGTAAGACTGGTAAAGCCCTTGTCAATGGCAAGGTAGCTAAGTAATGTCTAGGGGACTCTACGCAAACATCCACGCTAAACGTAAACGTATTAAACGTGGCTCTAACGAGCGTATGCGTTCACCGGGTAGTCAAGGCGCTCCAACAGCGCAGGCCTTTGCAAAAGCTAAACGCACTGCAAAGAAAAAACCTAAGCGTGGTTCTGCGTAAGTGATTTGACATTTAACATATTTTCTGGTATAATACAATGGCAACTAAACGATCAATTGGTGCGGCACTAACAACAACATTGACAGACATCTATGAAGTACCTGCTAACAAACGTGCTGAGTGGATATTAGTGTATGTTACAAACACTTCAGGCTCTACTGAAACCTTTAGTGTCACATATTATGATGCATCTCAAACAGCCTCTTTACCAGTTTTAAGTGGTTATTCTCTTAGTTCTAAAGAGTTCTTTCAAATCGGCGGTCAATACAATGAGTTTATCATGATGGAAGCCGGGGATAAAATTCAAGCCTCTGCCACATCAGATGCCACTATCTTGATTTCTGTTATTGAACACAACGCCACAGCCGTAAGAGGTGAATGATGCCAGCTAAAAAAGATCCTCGATTGGCTCGTATCGGTGCTTCACGGTATAATCAATGTGTTTCAACACCTAAGCATCCTACAAAAAGCCATGCTGTTGTAGCCAAAGAAGGCGACAAAGTCAAGCTGATTCGGTTTGGTCAAAAAGGTGTTAAAGGCTCTCCTAAGAAAGACAACGAATCTGAATCGTATCGTAAGCGGCGTGAGAGCTTCAAAGCTCGTCATGCTAAGAATATCAACAAAGGCAAAATGTCAGCGGCTTATTGGGCTGACAAGTGTAAATGGTGAATAAGTGACATACTTAGAACTGGTAAACTCTGTATTGTTGCGTTTGCGTGAACGTGAAGTATCTGCGGTAACAGAGAATTCATACAGTAAGCTGATCGGTCAGTTTATTAACGATTCAAAGCGTCAGGTTGAAGATGCTTGGAATTGGAATGCGTTACGTAAAACTTTAACAGCCACTACACAGGCAGGTGTCTTTAACTACGAACTCAACACAGCAGGATCACGCTTCCGTATCCTTGATGTCGTTAATGATACTTCAAACTGGTTTATGGAACAGCGCTCTTCTGGTTGGTTTAACGACACATTCTTGAACAATAGTGCAGAAACTGGTGAACCTCGTTACTATTCTATCAACGGTATTTCAACAGACGGAGATACACAGGTAGATATTTACCCGATACCCGGCGATGTCTTTACACTACGCTTCAACATTGTTGACCCTCAAGACGCACTAGTAAACAGCTCTGATGAAATCTTTGTACCGTCAGAGCCTGTGATTCTAGGAGCCTATGCCAGAGCTGTTGCAGAACGTGGAGAAGATGGCGGTTTAAGTACAGCAGAAGCCTTTGCAATCGCACAGAACTCATTAACAGATCATATTGCAATTGATGCTAATCATTTCCCTGACGAACTGATTTGGAGTGAAGTGTAATGGCAGGTCAACTTCAGGTTGTCACCATTGCCGCTCCGGGCTTTTATGGACTAAACACACAAGAGTCTGGTATTACCATCTCTAGTGGTTTTGCTTTAGAAGCAATTAACTGTGTGATTGACAAGTTTGGACGTATCGGTAGCCGCAAAGGTTGGAATACATTTACGTCAGATGTCTCAGGTTCCCCTCAGTTCACAGGAACTGTACGAGCAATTGCACAGTATACAAAGTCAGACGGTACACTTGAAGTTATCTTCACTGCCGGAAGTAAAATCTATAAAGCAGATGACTCCAGTGGCTCTGTTACTGAAATCACAGGCAGTGCTACAATCACAGATGATGATTGGCAGATCATTACTTACAACAACCATGCGGTGTTTGTACAAGAAGGACATAATCCAGTCTACTATAACGGGGCATCAAATACGTATCAAGGCTACTCTTCACCTCCGTTTACACAGCCTACCTGCGGAGCTTCATGCTTTAACAGGGTCTGGGTAGGGGAAGGCTCTACTGTCTATTGGTCAAAGATTCTTGAACCACAGAGTATGACTGGTACAGGCACTGGTCAAATCAACATGCGAGAAATCTTTGGTGAAGATGATGATGTTGTAGCAATCAGTGCGTATAATAATAGGTTGGTAGTGTTCGGGCGTAGAAACATTGCATTCTTTGCAGGCGCTGAAGACCCTACCGGAACTGGCTTTGCAATGTCGGATCACATTAAAGGGATTGGATGTATTGCAAGAGACTCTGTACAGAATGTAGGTACAGATATTGTTTTCCTTAGCTCTGAAGGCGTTAGGTCACTAGGTAGGACAATTCAAGAAAAGTCATCTCCGATTGGTGATGTATCTAAAAACATTAGAGATGACATTGTTCAGTATAGTGCAAGCGAGTCTGAGTATCGTATCAAAGGTATTTATTCTCCTAATGATGCGTTCTATTTGTTGACTTTACCGGCTACAGGTTACACGTATTGCTTTGATATGAGAGCGCAATTGCAGGATGGAAGCCGTAGGGTCACGGTTTGGACAGATATTAATCCTTCTGCATATGCTGTTAAAAACGATAATACGCTATTGCTAGGACAGGCTAACTACGTAGGTAAGTATGACAGTTTTTCCGACAATGGTTCATTCTATCGTATGTCATACTACACCAACTACATTGACTTTGGTAATGCCGCTGTTGAAAGCATTTTAAAGAAGATTCGATTAGCGATCATTGGAGCTACAAATCAGGATGCCGCACTGAAATGGGCATTTGATTACAATATTGACTATACATCCACTTCATTTGTTTTGAGTGAAGGTACAAGCTCAGAATACAACATCAATGAATTTGGTATTGATACTTTAACAGCCGCTACGGAAACACCTAGTCAATCATCAACAACAATTACTGATGTAGACTCTGGTGTACATTATTCGTTAGACTTCAGTGCCACACTGCAAACAGGATATGAAGTCGGTATTACTGTATATTTAGACTCTGACACGTATTATTATAACGATCAAGATGTAGGTGAAACAAGAACAGAAACAACACTATACTTTCCTGCATCTGTATTTCCTTCAGAATATTCATCTGGTATTGTTCTCGATAACATCTCGTTGAATATTGGAGGTAAAGGAGCTGTAGCACAAATCGGTATCGAGGCTGATATTCGAGGTGGTGCATTATCAATTCAGAAAATGGATATTTTTGCTAAGAACGGGAAACTCGTATCATGAGTAATTACACTAAGGCAACAAACTTTGCCGCTAAAGATGCGCTACCTGTTGGGGACGCAAGTAAGAAGGTTAAAGGCGTTGAAATTGATAACGAGTTTAACGCTATTGCCAATGCCATCTCAACAAAGGCGGATTCAAACTCCCCTACCTTGACTGGTACACCATCTGCACCAACTGCGGCGGCGAATGCAAACACAACACAGATCGCTACCACAGCATATGTGCAGAACGAATTAGGTCAGTCAAGTTGGGTAGACACAGCACAGCTTGTAGATGACTCAGTCACTAACGCTAAGATTGCCGCAGATGCTGTACAGCAGGCACAGCTCGCAGATAACTCTGTGGGATCTGCACAGATCATTGCAGATGCTGTAGGGACTTCAGAGATCGCTGACAGCGTCAATCTAGGCGGTAACCCAACAACGACAACACAAAGCTCCGGTAACAGCTCAACACGAATTGCAACAACCGCATTTGTTCAGGCCGCATTGCAGGCTGTTTATCCTGTTGGCTCTATTTATATCAATGCGGCATCAACTACAAATCCGAATACATTGCTTGGTTTTGGGACATGGGTTGCGTTTGGGGCTGGTAAAGTCATTGTTGGTCAAGATACTGGTGATGGGTCTTTTAACACTTTAGAAGAAACTGGTGGTAGTAAGGACGCTAGTGTTGTATCCCACACACACACTTTTAGTGATTCTTTTACAACAGCAAGCGCCGGCAACCACAACCACAGTATTAGTGATCCGGGGCATTATCACCAAATGGTTGGCCCTAACGGCGCATTTAATGATAGCTTATCCCCTACGACTGGAACAGGTAGTTATGGCGGGGGTACTCCTGATGATAGCTCAGAGAAGTACAATACTTATTCTAAGACTACTGGTATTACTATTCTAAATAATGGTTCTCATACACACACAGGCTCTGTTAGTGGTACAACCAGTTCATTCGGTAGTTCAGGTACAAACGCTAACTTACAGCCGTACATTGTTGTTAAAATGTGGAAACGGACGGCTTAATATGACTTACGGTAAAGGATATTTATTATGATCCCAGCATTAATCGGCGGAGCTGTCGGACTATTCGGAGCAAATAAAGCCGCCCAATCTCAAAGAGCGGCGGCGGATAGAGCGGCACAGGCTCAGATTGAAGCCGCAAAGATTCAAGCAGAAGCAAACCGATTCCGCCCTGTTGGAGTCACCACTCGTTTCGGCGGTACAAACTACGTTATGGACGAGGAAGGATATCTTAAAGAAGCTGGTTATACCCTTGACCCTCGTATTGCCGCACAGCAGGAACAGTTCTTAGACTACTCTGACACCGCACTAGGCCGTGCAGGAGAGGCTTTACAGCCTTCACTGTATGGTGCGTTAGGAGGTCAGATTGCAGGACTAGGTCAGGCTTCTTTACCAGCTCTAGAAAGCGCCCTCGCAGGAAGTCAATACGATCCTTACCGCCAACAAATTTCAGGCTTAACAGGAACAGCATTAGGCACTGCACAGGCTCTGCAGATGGGTGAAGGGCGTTATGATCCTTTATCACAGCAGTACGGTGCTTTACGTAGTGCTGAACTTGCTCGTGCAACTGGTTTAATGGGTGCAGGGCCGTCACAAGAAGAACTGGCTCTGTCAGGACTTGGGCGTGAAGCCTTAGCAGGGCTGTCACTAGATCCTACGCAGGCGGCACAGGCTCGTACAGCTCGTGTTCAAGAGCTACAGGAACCCGGAAGGGCTGAAGCGCAGGAACGTCTATTCAGTAGTCTAGCGGCCAAAGGCTTAACAGGACTTGCTGTTGAGGGCGGTACAGGCGCTCGTACTAATCCGTATGTACAGGCTCAGTTAGAAGCACAGGCTCGACAGGATGCGGAGACAGCGGCGGAAAGCTATGATCTCGCACGTAGAGATATTGGACAAGACATAACTAGGGCTACAGGGCTGTTAGGAGCGACTCGTACACAGCAATTGTATGGTCAAGAGGATATCAATCAAGCACTGCAAAGAGCGCAGGGTCTAGGAGGCCTTGAAAGGGCTACACAGCTCTATGGCAGAGAAGATTTAGAATCAGCTATTGCTCGTGGCACAGGCTTGTTCGGTCAGTTACGTCAGGCCGATATCTACGGACAGCAAGACGTTAGTACAATGTTAGGACAAACACGTGGTTTGTTAGGTCTTGGTCAGTCTTTATCAGACTATGAGACAGGACGCTTTGCCAATGCGTTGGCTCCGTATAAAGCGGCTATAGGACAAGCACAGTATCTAGAAGGTTTAGGTGCAGGGGCATTGGACTTAGGATCTGCATTAGCGGCTAGAGAGCGCACAGCGGCTCAGTCGGCGGCACAGGCTACGGCGCTAGGAATGACCAATGCCGCAGACATGCAAGCAAGGGCGGCTAACGTAGCGGCACAGCAACAAGCGGCTAAGTATGGTGGTATCGGTTCTATGATTAGCCAATACGGGCCTAGCTTGTTTGGGCAACCAAGTACAAGTATGTTAGGGCCGGGTGGAACGATGCAACGAAACTTTGGGACTACTACACCTTCAGGACTTCAAGCGCCACCTACTCAGGTTTGGACATAAGGATTAAAAATGGCTGATTCACAAACTCTTAGTTTATTTGGAACTCCATCACAGGCTAAGGCATTAGACCGTCAAAGACTTGCACAGGAATCACAGATGTACTCTGATCCGATTGCAAGGCAGATGTACCAATCGGCAGGGCAAGTTGCAGGAGGAATCGGTAGCTTGTTCGGAATTGAGACAGGTGGTGTCCGTAGAGCTGAAGCAACACAAGATGCAATGAAAGATGTGACCTCAGATGTTGGTACAGCACAATACTACTATGATTTAGCTGAACAATTCCGTCAACGTGGTATGCTTCAGTCTGCTGTTGTAGCGGCTGATAAAGCAAAGTCTATTGAAAAAGACTTGATGAGTAAAGCCACTGCGAAGTATGGATCAATTAGTTTTGTCCAGTACGGTAGCCAAGCCACAAATATCCGCCGTTTAATTATGCAGATTGAGCGTACTTCTGATCCCGCTATTAAAGCCGCTTTACAAGCCCAACTAGAAGAAGCATTCCGTAAAGGTGCGAGTGAAGTTGCACAACGTGAAGCACAAGAAGCAGGTGAAGTCAAAGCCGCTGAAAAGGCTGAAGAGCGTTACAATAATGATCTCAATTCTATTCAAGAGCAATTTAATCAAGCAACAGCGAACGCTCGATCAGTGTACACAATTCGTACAAACATCATTAACAAGATTAAAGATATCAACACCGGATTTGGTTCTAACTCTATAACCGGTTTTCAAGAGTTTGCTCGTGCATTAGGGCTGGTAGAGTCTGATGACCGTTGGTCAGTGCTGTCATCAAACACGCAGGCCGCACAGTCTATTATCGGTCAGTTGATGTTGGAACAGATCAAGACGTTGGGTACTAACCCATCAAACGCTGACCGTGAGTTCTTGATGAAGACTTTACCAGACATGTCACTGAACCCGAAAGCAATCGAAAACATTGCAAAGTTCATGGAAGAGAAGGCTAAGTTCTTAAAAGCAGATGCAAAAGCTAAGATTGAGCATTTGAAGAAGCACAAGAGCTTAGTTGATCCTCCGTATGAGTCACCGGTTTGGGATGCGCTGGAAAAACTGTATGCGTCTGCAAATGTTTCGTCATCTCGTACACCATTGACAGATGAAGACTTGATTGATGCTCCAGCGCCTTTGAAAGAAGTACAGCCATCAACAGTACAGCCTGTGATAGAGGAAACTGTACCAGAAGGTGAAGTTACAGAGCAAACTGTAGCACCGCCTACAGCGGAGCAGACACCGCTAACAGTTGCTGTTATTCCTCCTTCACTGAGACAGCCTGCAGAGACTGCTGAAGGTATTAACTCTCAGATTGAGGAACTCCGTGGTTTATTGGAGCAAGGTTCTGATTTTACTCCTGCTGATAAAGCGGCGCTTGCAGGTCAGTTAAGCAAGTTAGCAAACCAGCGCAAAATAGTTGAAAAGCAGGAGACTGACCGATTTGATCAAGCTGTGGATATTATTGTTCAGGGTAGCTTTGCAACATCAATCGGATCTGAACAGCGCTTGAAAAATATGAATCGTAAAGATAAACTACGTTATGCTTACAACGTACTACTTGCGAAGTACAACAGCACTCAAGAGCTGTCACAGGCTGAGTGGAAGATTGCAAAGAAAATTGAAGCTGAGTTAGGAATCTAAGATGTCAATATCTGAATCAGAGTTACAAGAGCTTCTAGGGGCTTACGCACAAACTCCTGCAAGAACTAAGCAGGCTCAAAAGAAAAAGACTAAGCAAGCTGTGGCATCTGCCCCTGTTGAGAACGTCTTTGAGTCTGCGGCGAAGAGTATCATCGGTGATGATGGTGTTTCTTTTCTAAGTGAGTTTGGTAAAGGCGGTCAGTTTGATCTCACTCAAACGATTGCCGGTAAAGGCTTGATGAGTGGTGTTGCTGGTCTTGTCTCATTACCTCGTGAGCTTCCTAAGCTAGGTGAGATGGGCTATGAATACGTTACCGGCCAAGACGTTGAACTGCCTGACATCCTTCCTGACTTTATACCTTCATACGATGAAGCGGCGACACGCTTAGATGCTAAGCTACCTGAAGACGCAACAGAGGCTGATAAGCTTCTGTACTACGGTATGGAATCTCTACCAATGCTTGGCGGGGGTGGATTAGCACGGTCTGCTATCCGTGGCGCTCAAGGCGCTTTAGGAGGCCGTATTGCCGAAGAAAACGCACTGCTTGGTATGGCTGTTGGAGCCGCCCCAGAAGTTCCTAAAGTTCCCGGTGTTACTCGTGGAGGAATCAAAACAAATAAAGTAGACGCAATTGACTCTGAAGCTCAGCGTATGGCTGACAGTATGGTTAATGAGTTTGGCGTACAGGAAACTCGTGGGCAAGCACTGTATCGTTCGGCAATGAATGAAACAAATCCTGAGCTACGTATTAAAAAGCTTGCTGAAGCAGAGCGTGTACTCGCCTTAGAAGAAGCAGGAAGACGTTTTGATCCTACATCGGATGTTAAAGGCGTTCGTAGTAACATTGCGATGTGGAAAGAAAATGATATCAATCAGGCAAAACAGATTGAAGATGCATTGCGTAAGATTGCAGGGGTTGGTAAAGGTGCTAAGAAACCTGCAGAGGTCAAGGATAAAATTGTCAGTGTTTACAAGAGTTGGACAAAACGCCGGATGGAAGAGTTCCGTAAGGCGAATGAAGCGGACTTCGGTAAGCTAGATCGTGGAATCAAGTTCAACCTAGAAAACGTAGTTGATGAAATTGATACGCTGATCGGTGAATTTGATCTAGGACAGCGTTTACAAGACTCTCCTAAAAACACTCTGTTAAAAATCCGTAATAAAATCCTAACAGAGAAGGGACAGGTTCGTGAACTGTCAGCGCCTGAGATTCAGTCAATTTTACAAGACTTAGGACAGATTGCTTACAAAGGCACTATTGAGGGATTAGAAATCAATCCCGGAGTTGCTAAAACTGTTGCCAGAAGAATGATGAAAATCTTTGGTAACTCGTTAGATGAAATTGCTCAGAACTCTACAGAACTAACTGGGGAGCAAGCAAAGTTACTGAAGGAAGCCCGTAATAACTTTAAAGCCCGGGTAACCGCATTACAGGATCAGTCATCTGGTGTTCTGTTAGAGTTCTTTAATTTAGAGCCTGAGTACGCTACACCTAGCGCAGTTATTCAGAAGTTTGAAGCAATTCAAGATGATCCTCGTCAAGTTCGTATCATGTCATCAATTATCCAAGAAGAACATCCACAAATGTGGAATGAAGTAAAACAAGTTCTCTTTAACAGACAAATGGAACAACTTCAAGACGCATCTGGTTATCTTGATGTAACTAAATTGCGTCAAGCCAGTACAAAGCTATTAGAGAACGAATTACTGTTTGGTGATGATTCGGCGGGTAAAGGGCTACAACAGCTTGGTAAATTCCTTGATAGCATGGAAGGTATCTTTACCAGAATTGATCCAGAAGTGGCGGCTAACCTATCTAACGGTAACCTGTATCGTAAGGGTAAGTTGGCATCTGAAATCGGAGGTTCTTTAGGAGGCCCGAAAGCTCGTTATGTGTCTGAAGCGGCGACAAAGCTGATGATGATGATTCAAGGCGGTAGAATACCTCCAGAAGCGGCGGCATACGTTGCAATGAATCCTAAAGCTCAGAGAGTAATGGTGAAGGCTCTCAAGGGTAAGGCTAACGTACTAACTCCTAAAGAGATGGCTACGTTACGCACCTTAGTTGGTCTAGGACGGGTTCAAGTATTTGCAACTCTTCCCTCTATTTACTTTGCCCGGGATGAAAATGACTCTGTTCAAAAGACAGAAGAATTTTTACAAGGTCTGGTAAAAGAATCTACAACTGAATAAAAAAAAAGCCCCTATAAAGGGGCTAAACACTCACTGGAGAGAATCTATTCATACACCTCAAAGACATCCCCAATCATAATCTTAACAAAGGGGATGTTGATGACAAAACCATCAAAGAAGAACACCTGTGCATCATTGATTTCTTCATCTTGTTTCCAGCCCAACACAGGCTGTGCTTCCACTGTCTCTACTGACAGGCCAAATACGTGGTGAAACCTTGCCGCTACCATCCCCAATCTTCTCCTTTTAATCCTTGTGCATTATAGTCTGTTACTCGCTTCTCAAAGAAATTAGAAATGCTACTGCCGCCCAGCAACTCTTCCATCCACGGGAGAGGGTTCTCCTTAACCTTCCAGTTCGTCTTGAGGCCAAGCTGGAGTAGTCTGCGGTCTGCCAAGTAACGGATGTACTGTTTGACATCTGCCGCTGACAAACCTTCCAAGTCACCCATCTCATACGCCAAATCAATAACCTTGTCTTCAAGTTTGACTGCAGTACGAAACATCTCGTATATATCTTTCTTAAAATCATCATTAACCACTCGTGGATGTTCTTCACAGAACGCCCTAAACAACTTTGCCATCCCTTCAGCATGTTGGCTCTCATCTCTAACAGACCATTCTACAACCGTACACATACCCGGCATTTTTCCCTGACGCTGATAGTTCAGCAACATAGCAAACGCACTGAAAAGGCTCATCCCTTCATTCAGTACAGATCGTGCGATAGCCATCGCTGTACCCTGATGAGAATGTACGTCAATATCGGACATGAACTCCAGTTTAGCAGACATTTGTTGGTATTCTAGGAACGCTGTGAACTCCTCTTCAGGAAGTCCAAGAGTGTCATTGAGTAGGGCATATGCTCGTTGATGGATGAACTCACGTGAAGCAAAGGCTGTGAGCATGGCTCTGATTTCATTGTTCTTGAACTTGGGAATGTAATACTCAAGATAGTTTGTTCCAACAGCCACGTCTGTCTGCGTAAATAACCGCAGGATCTGGGTGATATGGTGTTTCTCTGCTTTCGATAAGACATCGCTCTTCCAGTGGTTAATGTCCGTTTGTAACTCCAGTTCATCCTCAATCCAGTGGATGCGTTCATGCTCTGTTGCATACGTCACCGCCCACGGATAGGTGAAGGGCTTATAGCTTTTGTTCTGTTCCAGCAGACTCATATTGTACATTCTCCAGTGATTCTTGATTTTGATAGATGACATTCATCAGATTATTGTTGTGGTATTGTAGTCTTTCTACTTCTTGTAAAAGCTTTACAGTGGTGTCAAAGCAATCATTCAGTAGTCGTCTGTTAAAAGGATCTGAGTCTTTGACTAAATCCAATCGTTTAAGTAGATTTTGTGCTTCTTCTTTCATATCCTTCCTGTGCTTGCATTAGTAATACTTTTTCGTATAGCTTGTTAGCTTTATCTACCTTCCGCTTAGCGTGGGCCTTCAATAGCTTCAGATAAGTCTTCCTTAGTTTGGCTCTTATGTTATCCATTTGCTCTTTCTTTAACACGTTATAGATAATATGTTATCTGTAGCTTAAAAGCTACACTATACTAATGACAGTGAGGGAACTCCTAAGAGCGCAAACCTCACTGCCAGTAAATTGGGACTGTCTTTTTCGCTAGCGAGGCGCAGTCATTCCTTAAACACTTTTATGCGCATATAAGTGTACACAAAACACACTTTTCTGCGCTATTCGTGTAGACCATCCTTGATTGTATACTCTGTATTCTCTGCGTCAATAGCCTTCTCAAGCAGTGAGATAAGCCCAAGCTCGACAAGCATCCTAGTCCCTTCAGGGCTTGTATCAACCTGTGCAGTGGCAGAGCCATCCTCATTCTCTTTCAATTCACTCACTGTAATGAGTGGAATGTTATCCAAGCCTTCGTCAATCTCATTCTTCAGGTTACGTTCTGTCATTGTTCTTCTCCTTCAGCTCCTCATGTATCTGCTTCTTCTTTGCCCGCAGTCGCTCTACTTCTTTCATGTTAGCTTCACACTCTTCTAGCGTACCTTCACAGATAAAGTTCTTTGCGATGCCGTTGTAGTGGGTGTCTACATGAGAATACAATGTCCACTTCACATCGTCTACTGAAGCTTCTATGGTGTACTTAATCATGTGTTCTTCTCCCGTAATACTCCAAGCCGATTACGCAACCAGTATGCTGAGTCAAGCAAGCGTCTATGGTACGCTTTTTCGGCAGGCGCATCATTCCCATATGATACTGTTTCTTTGATGGCAAATAGGACGGCCTCGTGAGCCGTCTGCAAAGCCTCTAGTTCTGTTGGTTCATACTCATTTATTGTTGGCATGACACACACTCAAAATGGTTTATATATGTACCATATTGCGTACTTATGGTCTGCATATGGGTCATTTTATAAACTATCCCTGACATGATACACACTCGTCACCGTCAAAGTCCTTCAGTGCATTACGATCTACCTTAGTTCCCACTTTCTCCGCTGTAACGCCCGAAGTGGTGCGCAAGTAGTATAGTCCTTTAAGTCCTTCTTTCCAAGCCTTGAGATGGACTTGATTAACAATAGCTTTGTCCGTGCCGGATGGAAAGAATACGTTGACTGATTGTCCTTGGCAGATAAACTCTTGTCGCTTTGCGGCGTGTTCAACAACCCAGTTCTGATCAAGTTCAAACGCAGTCTTAAACGCATCTCTCTCAGCGTCCGACAACCAGTCCAAGTGTTGCACAGAGCCTTCACTCTCAAGTATCGACTTCCACGTTGTCTTGTTATTCCTTCCATGAGCATCTAGTACCTCCTCCAGATACGGATTGCGTACAGTATGACTACCAGCCCTAGTACGATGCACGTAGCAATTTGATAGGCGAGGTTCAATACTAGCAGTACACCCACATAAGATGCTAGAATTAGCGTTAGGAGCAATAGCCAACAGATGCATATTTCTAACACCATAACCCACTCCATCAGGACATTCAGCACGTTCCACAGCGAGAGAGTAGGTAGCCTCGACAGCTTGGGCTTTGATGTCCTTGAAGATGGAGTAGTTTTCACTTGCGGCCTGCCAACTCTCCCACGCTATGCCTTTGCTTTGGAGGTAGCCGTGGAAGCCCATTGCTCCAAGGCCGATTGAACGCTCTCTGTAAGCTGAGTAGACAGCTTTTGATAGTTCTTCTGGTGCGTTGTCGATAAAGTATTGAAGCACGTTGTCCAAGAATCTGACAAGGTCTGCAACCATGCCACTTGTTCGCCACTCATCGTACTTTTCGAGGTTGACGCTGGAGAGGCAACAGACTGCTGTGCGTTCTTCACTTGTTGCGAGATGGATTTCGTTGCAGAGGTTACTGCCATTAATTGACAATCCAAGTTTTCTTTGAGCTTCTGGTAAGCCTCGTCTGGCTGTGTCGATAAAGTTAAGGTAAGGACTGCCAGTTCTGAAGCGAGCTTCAAGTATTCGTTGCCAAAGTTTACGAGCTTGGACTGTATCTCGAACAATTCCTGTGCTTGGGTCAACAAGGTTCCATTCTGATCCATTGACTACTGCCTCCATAAATTCGTCTGTGAGATTCACAGCATTGAATAAGTTTAAACACTTGCGATTGATGTCACCACCAGTCGCCACTTTAAAGTTGATGAACTCTTCTATATCAGGATGGCTTACGTCTAGGTACGCCGCGTAGCTTCCCTTCCGTGTCTTCCCCTGCTTGTACGCTGTCATCTGAGCGTCCACTACTTTCATGAATGGGATCGGTCCCGGAGCTTTGTCGCTCACTCCTCTCACGTCTGACCAATGCCCACCCACACCGCCGCCCTTTACGGAAAGCCATGCTACTTCACCATTATGTTCAATAAGGCTATCAAGATTGTCCCCCACGTAAGTAA